GATAGCCCCCATCGAGGTCCAGGGCTCGCGCGACCAAGTGTGCCCGCCGTCGTCCGACCAGCGCAGCATGACCTGCGGGTCTACACCTTGGCTGACCAAACTTTCCGCGTCGGTGACGAGGTAAATGCCCGCCTCGGTGATCAAGAGCGCACCCGTTTCCGTCGTGATGTTCTGCGCGTCCAGCACGTCGGGGCTGCCGTCAAGGCCGACGCCGCTCTCGCAGTCAAGTTGAAGCGAATGCTGCACCGTACGACGGAGATTGTTGGTGCCCGTCGGCAGCGCGCGCCACGACCGTATCCATTTCTGGATGTAGGAGTAGTCGCGGTACACGTTGAGATCAAAGGCGTAGATGTTGTTGTTTTCGTAGTCGCCGACGATGACCTCGTTGTTGAAGTTCATCTGGCAGTTGGACCTGTGCCGGGTCAGATGGCCGTTCCGCCAGCCGCCACGCTCATGCCACGCGCCGGTCGTCGCGTCGTAGACCCACGTAGCGTCAGCGGACGGGAACGTAAGGACGTAGAACTTGTGGCCTTCTTGCTGGTATGAATACCCAACCGCATCCGAAAGCGTGGAGTAGTTTTGGATGGCGTGCTCAATCGCGTGGGTCGAGACGCGGGCGCCGCGATAGCCTTCAGCGCGGTAGATAACGCCCCGCCCGCGCGCGTCGGCGCCGAGCCAGAACAGCGTGTTGTCCAGTTTGACGACAGAATAGACGGCCGCGCAGCCCAACTCGTTGAACGCGCCTTGAATGCGCTGTAGCGGGAAGTCGGACGTGCCGGCGTTATACCACACCTCGACCGAAGACGTCCCAAACAGCCACGCCTCGCGGTGATCGACGTTGACGCTGACGAGTTGGTCTGGAGCACCCTCCGCGCTGGCGAAATCCAGCGGATCGACGCTGGTGCCGTCCAGAAGGCTCGTCACCCAGACCTTCTGCGTGTCGGGTTCGTTGAAGACGAAGTACCCATCAAGATAGCCAACGGTGGCGGCGCCGGGGAAGTCCGGGTCGGTAATCTGAGCAAAGGCCAACGTGCTCATGTTGTAGATGTAGCCGTCGGGGTTGGTGGCGATGAATATCTGCGTGCCGTTGTCGGAGATGGACACGGGGCCGGTGCCGCTGACAGTGCCGATCAGTGTGGCCGTGTAGCTGGTCGTGATGCTGTAGAAGTTGGGGCCAGAAACGACGTATGCGTCCGACCCGGTGATCTGCGGCGACCACAGACCACGGATAGGCCCAGGACCGACGGTTGCAAGAAAACGCAAACCCGGCGCACGGCTCAGGAACGCGGCCTGCTTGCCGCCCTCTGGCACGACCTCGGGGAACAGGTTCACCATGCGGTTGTCCGCAGCGTTGACGCTGCGGGCCACATAAGACGAACCCAGTATCGGCGTCTGCATGTTACTCGTCACCGCGCATAAAGGTCATTACGAAGTCACTGCCTTGATGACCGCGAAGTTTAATGTGATGGCTTCTGATTTGCTTGTGCCGAAAAGATTTTTTATGTAGATTACAAAAGACCCCGCAGCGGTGCTATCAACGTACACAGTGTAGCCAACGGAACCCGCGCCGCCGCCGCTTGCACGGTGAAGAATAATTGTGTCAGTGGCCGCCACCGTGCTGTTAGTCACGGTAAACGTAATTTCGGCGCCGCCAGCCATCAAAGCGTTGCTAGTGATAATCTGCCCGTTGGTCTTGTTCAGCGTGACGCCAGTGGTCTTGCTGGTAAGCTGCGTGATCGTGCCGCCAGACCCTGTGCCGTACCCAAGGCCGCCGGAAGAGGTGTTCAGGATGTTGCCGCTGCTGTCAATAGTCAGTCGCGGCACAGCGCCCGTGGTAAAAGTAATTGACAGAGCCTGCATGACCAGCGACTTGAATGCCACGCTCGTTCTGTCATACGGGATAATATAGCCAATATTGGAGCTATAGAATATTTCGACGCCTGCGCCGGAAGTCGGCGTGGTGACACCCGTGGCGCGGATGGCTCCTGAAACGTCGAGTATATTTGCGGGTGCCGCAGTACCAATACCTACATTACCCGACGCATCAACGACAACGGGGGTGCTGTCAGGGTTTGTGCTGTCCTCAATACGAAGCGCAAGGCCAGTGCCAAGCTGCGTGACGCGCAGGGCTGCGTTGGTGTTGTCGGTGACGGAGATGATCTGGTTGGCAGTAAAAGTGTTAGCCGTCGCCGCTGTGAGCAGGCTGATCTCATTGACCGGCGTCTGCACGGTGGCGCCGCTCTGCACCAAGGGCACAACTTCAGCCCCCGACAGGGGGGTCGTAGCCGCAGGAAGTTGGGAGATTTTGGTGTCGGCCATTAGTAGTTACCCGCAAAGATGTTGAAGCGTTGACGTGTGGCGACAATGCTGTACGGCAGAGCCATGATGTCGTCCGGGTTGTTGATGCGCTTCAGGTTGCGCTTGGAGGTCATGGCGATGCGCTGCACCTGGCGCGACGGCTCGACGCCAAATTCAGGGGCAATTTCGCACGCCAGATTGTAGCGGAACGCGCGCAGGTAGCCCGGCGGGAACGCAAGGTCCGTTGCCAGATTGGCCGGTTGGCTTAGTTCTTCCACCGAGACGATGTGAAACTCCAGTTCTTTGGTCGGCACTGGGTACACGTACATCTCAATGTCCGGGTAGGTCATGTTGACCCACATCACCTGCGGATAGGTGCTGGTGACGGTCTTGACCGCGATGCCGTTGTACTGCTGCTGGTTGATCAGCTTGAGGCCGTAGGAGATGCCGTTGGCCGGATCACGGAAGTAGGTGGCGTCGTCCACCAGCACCGGGCGAAGCCCGACGATGTTGCCGGTCGGCCCCAGCGTGCGCGACTGCGTGCTTGCGGGCCACGTAACAACTTGATCTTGGGTTGAGAAAACTGACAGACGTTCAGTATTCCACGACTGAACCATTTGGTTCATGGCAAAAAGCGCATCTTGAGCGGTTTCGGAAGAGGGGGTTTCCCCTTCCGCCAGAACACCGAGTAGCCGCAAAGAACCGTTTATGATGTCGCCCGCACTCGTCATGTCATTCGCTCGCTTCTGCGCGCGGCCGTCCGCGACGCCGTGGTTCCGGCATTACGTTAGTGGGTTCTGGTTCGGCAATCAACTGGTCTTCTGGTTCAAAACGGCTCCAGCCGTTCATCTCGTCGTACTGCGCTTCCATCTCCATCGTGGCAATCTTAACGCCATGCTTGGGGTGGGCTAGGTAAATGGTCGCCATTGTTCCTCCAAAAGGGAAGACGGGCGGCCCAAAGACCGCCCGTCTGTTGGTTACGAGATGGCGTACAGCGCCCAGGTGCCGTCGCCCGTCTTACGGGCGCGGAAAGCCCGCACAGTGCCAGCCGTGGCAGCAATGGTCATCAGACCCTGCGAACCACTGGTGCCAATTGTCCAGCCGGTGTTAGTCGTCATCGTGATGACGTAGGCCGCCGTGGTGATGACACGAAAGTCAAAAACCGTGCCGACCTTACCATTGGTCAGCGCGGTGTCCAAATCGGCGGCCAGCGGCAGCGTGTAAGCCGCAGCAGCGGTAGGAGTGCCGATGATGATACCGTTGGTGATCTGCGCCACGGTGAGGGTTACGACGTCAGCCGCCGTTGCCGGAGCCGCAGAAACAGAAACCTTAAGTTCGTTCAGGTTGCCATCATTAAACTGATAGCCGCCGCCTACAGTAGGAATAGCCATGAGGAAAAATCCTTCTTGATTGAGTTGATGCAGGAAAAGGCGCTGGTGTTACCCAGCGCCCAACCCATTAGCCCCAGATACGGCAAGCCATTTGGGGCCTGATCACTGAATAACCGTACAATACATCGATGCGGCAAGGTAGTCTATCGTTGTTGATGTCGTACTGGCGCACAATACGCATCGAGATGCCGTTGTGAACCTGGCGGGAGGCCATATCGACGCCGCTCGGCATGAGCAGGTCAGCCGTGGCGAACGAGATCGCGTCCTTGTGGTAGACCAGGTTCTGCGGGTAGGCCGTCGAAGCCGCACCAACAAACACCACAGCCTTACCAGTGATGGTAAGGGTGCTGACCGAGGCAAGAGCGTTCGTCGGCGAGTAGAGCGCCGGCGACACAGCCAGGGTCACAGCGCCGCCCGAAGTCGAGGTGTTCGCGGCAGTCACGGTGAACTGCTGGAGCGAACCCGTGCTTTCGCGGGTCTGCGGGTTGACGGAGAAGCAGTCAGCCACGGTGAACACGTCGCCCACCGTAAACGTCAGCGCGTTACCGGCGCTGGCGAGGACGATAGTCGATGCGCCTTCCGAGGCGTTGCCGTTGACCGTGGCACCCGTAGCGACGCGGCTGCCACAGGTGTGCAACTTGATCGACTGCGACATGTTGATCTCCTCGTAGCCGAGGACGCCCTCCCCCATCATGCCGTTCTTGAACTGGCGGGAGATCGTGTCAACGGGGTTGAAGAGGCCCTTCATGCCTTCGACCAGACCGGCGTTGGCGGCCGGATTAACGGTCGCGTAGCGGTTCGGCATCATGGCAGCGTACTCGTTCAGCTTCTGCTGGGCCTGAAGCAGGACAAGCGAAGTGGCCGGGGTCGTGCCGGGGGTGCCGACGGACGAGAAGACGCCCTTGTAGGAGTTGGCAACGTCTGCGTCGATGGACGAAGCAAGCTGCGAAATACGCGGCTTCAGCACGCGCTCGGCAAAGTCGTCGAGCTGCATGGTGAGTTCGGCCGACGTAAAGTTCACGCCGATGTGCTTCTGGTTGTTGACGGCGAGCGTGGTGAACTGCTCGTTGTCGTCCTGCACCTGAAGTGCTGCACCGTCCGTGACCAGAGCGCGGTCGGGCAGACGGATGCGGAGGGTCGAACCAATCTTGGCGCCTTCGACAGCGAAACTATCATCATCGTTTTGTTCAACGCTGCTCGTTAGGTCAGCGCCCGCTTTCGCAGCCTCAACTCTCGCTGAGGACCAGACTATATCTTCAAACATCTCGCCAAATCCGGCCGCTACGGATCATAGACACCAAAGAAGGTGTAACGCCGTATTTAGCCGCAATTTCCCGGTGCAGACCAATTTCAGAGCGAATACTGCGGACCTGTTCGGCAAACAACTTACGTCTGCCGTTTTTGTCCCCAAATGCGTGCCGCGATTTTGCGACCATATCCTGCATGTTGTCGTCGTGAGTGCCGACAAACAGGTGCTCAGGGTTTACGCATTTACGGTTATCACAGTGGTGGAGCACAAACCCGGCAACAGCACCGAAAGCAAGCTCATAAGCTACGCGATGCGCGTAAGCCGTCTTGCCGTCCTTGTGCATTTGTCCGTAGCCGTTAGGCATTATGTGTCCGGTCCATTCATGACATCCGTTTTCGTTTTTTGCAATCTTAGCAAAAAACCGCTCTTCCAATGTCTGCCTCATGCTTGCCCCGCATTTCGAGCCACTTGGCCCTACGCCGTTACCGGCTAGTCGTTGAACCTTCATCGTAGTAACGTAAACTATACGATGCTTGGCTGCTGATTGTCCAATCATTTCGCTTTTCAAACCGTCGCGCTTGCCGTTACCAGCTACGCTGTGGTGCGGAATGCTATAAGGAGTTTCCAGCATTTAACGGGGTTTAACGTCAGCTAGACAAAAGTTTACTGACGGTTCACGTTGCGGGTGATAACCAAGTTATTTTCAAGGATTTCGAGAGCCTTGCGGGTGATCATGTCGATGGTAAGAAGGCTGTTAGCCATGATGTCTATGTCCTATGGACTAGCGTCTACGTTGAGCCTCGTACTTCTTGATCTGGCGCAGCCGTTCCGCTTCGATCCATTCCGACGTTGACATGTTCTTCACAGAACGTGGGTCGGTGGTGTCGTATGCAGGCGCACCAGAGGTGCGGGCCGTGACCGGAGCAATCGGTGCCGGGGCGGTGGAAGTTTTCTTGGCCGGTGGATTGGAACCAAGATGGGCCTCAATCTTTCCGATTTCCCGTGCCTGCAAGAGCGGTGAGAGACGCGCAATCCGTTCGGCTTCCTTGGGGTTCGATCCGAGGTAATAGATTACGTCGGGACCGTTCTCGGTTGCCTGAATGGTCTGCGCCATCGTTTCCGTGACGGGGAGTTTCGGGTTGTACGCGACCTGTTCAAAGTCGTCGTACTTGTTCCGGGCTTCCTCTTCACGGTCGTGATAGGCGTCGAGCGTTGCTGCGCGTTCAGCCTCTGCGTCGCGCTTGGCCAAGAGTTCCTGGGCTTTGCGTTCGGCAAGGGCGTCGGCGTAGGTCTGCGCGTCTGCGAAGTCATCAGCTTTCAGCGGTTCCGATGGAACGGGCTGGGACTTGGCTTTCTGCGCTTGCTCGCGCTCCCATTTCCGTTGTTCTCTTGCGAGACGTTTGCCGACGATTGCGTCCAATTCTTCCTGTGTGAAGGTCTTGGATGCTTCCGTAGGCGTCGGTTCCGGCGGTGTATCTGATGCGGCAACAGGTTCAGCCGTGGGAGCCTGTTCCGGCGCGGGCGCACCCGCTAGTTCGTTCTCGTTCATTTAGTCACCTTTCGGTTCCTGGCGTACCCTGCCAGTAGGGGTAGAATTGTGTAACACGATTTGTTACGGTAGTCAAAGCGGTTGCAACGGCAGATTAAGAGTTAAATTTAACTGACGTATCAAACGTAAATACGGCCATCGCATCTAAAGTTGTAGGCGCAAATGAAGCGTTTGTTTCAATGTAGACGCGCAAACGCTGCCCTGCTGTTACTGCAACAGCATCAGCAGAAGTTACAGCAATCTTTTTAGTGGCGGTTATTCCGCCCCCAAAATCTGCTTGAGTTATGTTAAGGGAAGTTCGATGGATACCATTGCTAAAGGCTTTAAAAGTGATAGTTCCTGCGGTAATAGGAGTTGATAAAATAACAGACAGTCCTACTACAGCCCCTGCGCAGGGCGCGGGTACTTCATCCCAATCTGTTTGCCCACAAGGGTACATAGCCAGCGTAGCAGAAGCAGCGGGAACGTTTATACGCTGAAAAATAAACGGTACTGGACTGCCCCAAGAATATTCGTCTTCCGCACCAACATTTCCATTTGCAACCAAAGGCGAAGGGGCGCCGACCCAGCCAATAGCTGACTGAGACATACCTTCAATTATATTGTTACGAACAATAACGCTCGCGCTTTCATTTAAGTACACGCCGTAATCGGTACGGTCAGGAGCCCCGCTATCGTCAGTGAATGTGTTGCCGGTAATGACAACGTTATAGCAAGCGTTGCCTGACACTTGAACAGCAGCGGAGACGCCGCCTACCGGCGTAAAATTGCCGACATTACGAATGGTGTTCCCTGTTATGGTTACGTCAATACCGTTGACCACACCTATGCCGTCTTTAGTTTCTACCACACCCGCGCCGCGAATGTTGCCTGATATAGTGTTTCCAATGATGCTGAAATTTCTTGTTTCGCCGCCAGCTACATTGTTTTCAGTAAATATTGAACGCAAAACATCTTCAAACGTGTTGTTAGAAACAACGACGTTTGCAATGTAATACAAAGCTGAACCAGACGCCAGGTTAACACCGCAACCTTCACCCGCACCACCAGCGCCATCGTCAATCTTGTCAAAATAACTGTTAACAATACGGTAGTCTCTATTAGCGGGTCTAACCGGGTACGGTGATCCAGTGCGCGGATCGTTAGTGTAAAGACGAACTTCGATGCCGTTTGTATCAATGTTTTTGAATGTACAACCATCAACCAGAAGGCCAGCGCCGTCTCGCAATTTAACGCCGCAATCGACAATATTTTGAAACGTGCAATTTTTAACGGTGATGCTTCGCGTAACGTAGCCTAGTATGGCGGGTACAGGTTGCCCGGCTGTGTATAGAGCTTTATTGCCATCAAACGTAATGTTCTCAAACGTTACGTTTTCAATAAGATCAGGAAGCAAAATAACAGGGTTTAGCCCCGCCCCTATCTTCTTGATGGTGCCGCCACCAAAAACACGCTGACCATTTGAAAACCCGGTAACGTTTCCTGGGGTCGCAAACGTAAACCCCTTTGGAATGTATACGTCCAGACCAACAGCAATAGCCGCTGTGAGCGCCGCTGTGTCATTGGCCGTGCCGTTTCCAACCGCGCCGTAATCAAGGGGGTTTGCAAACCCCTGTTCTACCATTGCAAACGTAGCTTTTGTTAAAGACATTTGATAGCCTCACTTTGCAAAGGATTGGACTTCAGAATTTATAAGCCGCTGAGGCCAATACGCCACGCGTCGCATCCATCCGTTAAGGTAAGCACTAGCGCCATCCCTACCAATCTGCAATTGGTTTGGTGTTGTAGGCACCGTTGCCAAAGTCGTATTTGTAGCTACAGCCGCGCCATTAAACGAAACAGCGTAATCAGATGCTTTAAAACCAACAACTGATTTAGTGACGCCTGTAGTAGCCGCAGCCGTATTAAAAACTATAGTGGTTCCACTAGATGTTATAGTATACCTGTTAATATTTGACAAAGAAGCGTGAAGACGAATGCGTTCAGTCTCAGCCGCATTTGTTAAGTAATACGCGCACTTTGTTCCTGTAATGTTTGGTATATCCCATTCAGCCAGCATAGACCCTGTAGTGGAAGAGTACCAATCGCTGAAGTTCGTACCCGTCATGCTCACGGCGTCGGCATTTCGCGTCAGGCTTGTCGTCGTCGTTGGAATGTAGCTGGTACTAAAGGAGCCTGCTTCAACTTGCGGGCGGGAAAATGTTGCGCTTACGGCGCCAGCCGTTGCACCCGTTGTGCCTATTCCAATACGTGCGTTACAAGTGCCCGTTGTCGAAGCCGTAAACAAAACCGTATACCGCCCCGCTGTTTGCGGGCTGGTAACAGTTGTGTTCATAGTGACTGTTGCAGTGCCGTTCGTAACAGTCATAAAGTCTGCAATGTTTCCCGAAACAGCTTCTAGATACGCACTAAAAGCATATTGCTGGCCCGCAGTTACATTGAGCGTTTGGGCGTACATCATGCGGATGGCTGTGCCGGAAAACGTAATGGCTTGCGCGCTATCCAGCGTGCCGTAAATAGACGTTGTCAGCGCGGCAGTAGCGCTAGTGCCAAACTGAATGGCCCAACTTGTTGGCGCTGTGCCGGGTGAACCTGCAACGGCTCCAGCCAGAGCAGAGTTTAAAAACAGGTTGGCGCGGGTTTCTTCAATCAACAGGCCTTTGCATGCGCCGCCTGTGCCGAGATTATAGTCGAACCTTGGAAGGTTAGCGTTAACGGGGGCAATTTGACCACTAGAGTTAATTGCAGTTGCTGTGTTTAACGCCCGCGTAAGTGTAACGCGCGCGTCTAATGACGCCGTGGTAAAATCAAGCGCCAAGCGCGGAAGAACGCGCTCTGTTGAGGGTATGCTATATCCGGGCGTGATCATGTTTAGCCCTATACGTTATAGTATGGAATTTTATATTCCGTACCCGCGCCGTTAACAAACCGAATATACCCGACAAGGGCGCCCGCAGTTGGCGAAGTCAAAGTGCCTACCAACATAAGCTGCGCAGCCGTAACACCTAATCTGTCAGTACCAGACTGTTGAAGGGTAGCTTTTCCTGTGCCGCGCGCATCAATATACGTATCACCAGCCGCAGACATACCTACGTAACTTGACCCAATTGCGTTCTGATATTGTGTATCGACAGTATAGCCCGTCGCATTTGTATTGCGAATTAATTTACGGAGCGTAGCCGCTGCGCTTGTAAGTTCGTTAATAGCGGCGTTATGTACTGTCGCTTGGTTATTAACTGGATAAAACGAAAAAGGTTCAGAACCGTAGCTATCAAGTAGATAGCCGCCGCCAAAAGAACCTGATTTATAAGTCCCTGAAAACCCGCTAAGTTCATTATTTATAGAAGAGAAATGGTTTACGTTGGCGCCAAAAACGTAAGCGGTGCCAGTACCCTCAATATCTCCGCCAATTACGGTAAAACCAGATATGTTACTAAGAGTAAACTTATTTAGCGCGCCTTGAACAATAGGCTGAACAAAAGTGATGGATACAACATTATCCGCAACACAGGCCCCAAAAGCGCACCCCGTAAAAGTAAACGTGGTGATAGCATCAGACAAACTTACGCCGGTTAATTTTATAGTCCCTGTGACACTGCTGAAGTCACAGTTCGTAAATACAGACGTATAAACGCCGCGCCCAAGTCCTGTACTTTCGGCGTACAGCGAGATTTTAGCCGCGCCGTTGTTTATTACTTTGATCTGTTCAAAAGAAAGATTGTACGCATAGTTAAGATAAAGACCATAACTTGACGAATTGTCAGTCATGTTCTGCATATCAAGCGTAAAATTTCTAAACGTGCTTTCGCGCGCGTAACCCGCCACGCCATGCACATCAAACAGTTTGGTAGTAGACGAAGTCCGGGCGCGGATGATCGTGTTCGTCGGGCTTGCGCCTACAATATTATACCCGTTTCCTGTCACTGCTACAGTATCAACGAGATATGTGCCAGCAGGGATGTATACTTGTTTTGACGCAGATATAGCAGCTTGAAACGCGACGGTATCATCCGTCACACCATTGCCAACAGCGCCGAAATCTTTAACCGAGACAGTCTGCGCCAGCTTAGCTTCAACGTTGGTCGAAATGCTGCTGGTAAAGGGCGGTATGTAACCAACTTGTTCAGCATCGGTAGCAGCCGATGAGTTGATGGCCGTGGTCGTGAACTTGACGTCGGCGCCCACATGCAAACCGGACGTAAAGGTGACGACCGTGCTGCTGGTTTCAACGTAGGCGTACAGAGCGCCGGGGCCGTACTGGTTTACGCCGTCCACGAACACCGACAGCGAATTGGTGCCTGGCTGGTACTGCATTGTCGTCAGTGTAAAGACGGTTTGGCCCGCCGTGGCGGTCTGAATTTCCTGGCTGCTGGTGTAGTTGACGAAGTTCGAGTTGATGCCGACAATGTTGTCGTAAGACCCAATCTGTACGTCAGCCGAGGTCTTGATCAGGAACTTGTACTGAAGACCGTCCGTCAGCCAAATCTCGCCGCTTGGCACGCGGCCAGCAGCGTCCAGAATGATCGGATTGGAGTGCGCGGTTGCGCCGTTAGCAGACGTGTAGGTGGCTTGCGGCGTGGTGGTGCCAGCCGCGTAAGTGTAAATCTTGCCGCCCGACAGCGGGTTGCCACTGTTGTCGAGGAACTGGGCTGCGACACCGCCGATGGGAGAAAGATTTACAGCCATAAGTTACACACCCAAATTACCGGCCAGAAGGAAGGTATTAGCGACCGGACAGATGGCGGAGATGACCGCGTACTGGCCCATCGTGCTGAACAGGCTAGAGTAGGACACCAGCGTCTGGCCGCCAGCGGCGACCGTCACTTTGCCAGCAC